CTCCATATACATCAATATTTTTTGATGCAACTACATTACCACCAACTTTACCAGAAAAGTTTGTTTCTGAATCTGCACCATCTGGATTAGATAAGAACGCACCACCTTGTATGTAGTAGCTACCAAAGGCATTGCCGTTCTCATAACCAAGATGTAAGTCAGTACCAGAACCAGTGTAATCTTTGCCTGTATAAGATCCGTTGTTTTCAACGTTTAGATAGAACCCTGCAAATACAGGAGTGCTTGAGACTGCTGAGATAGCAGCTACAGCTAATAGTTTTTTAAGCATTATTAAAAAATTAATTCGTTTTATGTTAAACGATTTATTCTTTTTTTCAATTTTATGTAACTTTAAAAATAAAATACTTAATTTATGATTCTTCTTCAACCCAAGGTAAACCTTTTCCTGTTGCTGGGGTTTTCTTTTTTGCTATATCATCAGTTAATATTTTTTCTATTTCAGTAGAATTAACTTTACTTTTTATCCATTCTAATAATTTACTTTCTGTTAAATCTTTATATGGAATTAAAGTATTTGGTCTTAAAAGTTTTACCGAATCAACATAAGAACTTAAAAGACTACCATCTACAGCATTAACTCTGTAATGAATTTCATATATAAAGTTATCAGAAGTTTCATATTTTGTTTTATGAACATTCCATGTGATTGTTGTCATTTTTACTTAGCCTCCAATTCAATAACTCTAGCTTGTAATGTTTCAACCTTATCAGATAATTCTTTAATTGATTCAATCATCGGAGCTATTAAACCAGTATAATTAAGACTTTTTGAACCTTCTTCACCTGTAACTAAATCAGGATAAATTTTTTCTATTTCCTGTGCTATAAAACCAATTGATTTATTTCCTGTTTCTTTTAAAACAAATGAACACCCTTCAATTTTTAATATATTACTTAATGAATTTGTAAGTTTTTGTATATTATCTTTTAAAGCAATATCAGAAGTTTCTGTAACAGTACCAACCACATTTAGTCCGCCACCATCTACTGTTAAAATTTGAGTCATACTGTTAGAATTTCTAACATGAAAAGTAAATTTTGCATCTTTACTATTATTTGTAATATCTGTAGCTATAGCTTTTAATTGTGTATAGATAGCAGTACCAGAACTAGTATTACCATTAAAATTTAAAGTTGTAATAATATCATTATCAGCTACATTACTTGTCCCTCTGTTATGTTCAAAAACAACCTCACAGCCAGAAGTTGAATTAACAGTGGATTCAAATTTTGCAACATCTGATGCTGAACTTGTTACGTGAAGTGGTACATCTGGGGAGGTTTCATTTATACCAACAGCAGGTGCAATAATACTAAAATCTTTGGTCAAACTTGTTATTTGCACATCTTGATTAGGTGTGTGAATCCTGTTTCCTGTCTGCCATAAGTTAGTTTTTGCAGTGCTTGTATTTGTATCTTGGTTTGCCCTAGAAGAATATACATTACACATTTCTGTATTATCTCCCAGTTTAAGTTCAAAACCAGCAGATTGTTCGACATAAGCTGCTATTCTGCAATTTCGTGCTTTATCAAACGTCACCGCATGTTTACAATCTGCATGTGAATCATCTTTAAAATTTGCTGGGAATGATGAACCAGCAAAATTTGCTTCCGCTTGCACTATTTCAATATCAGAAGATCTTATAGGTGATAATTGTGGTGCATAGACGGCATATCCTTTATTACTGTTGAATTGTCCTCTTATTATGATCACAGCCATATCATCGTCTGCCGCTGTTGATCCATCTAAAATTAAACCAGCAATAGAGTTAGAATTACAAATAATATCTGTGTATCTAGATCTATTGCAGTTATGAGAAGAAGCATTATCTCTTATATAAATTCCACATCCTTTGTGCCCAGTAACAGTAATGTTATCTGCTCTTACTCTTGTACCTTCAACCCATATACCATGTTTAAAAGTGCTTAACTGTCTAGCGTCACCACCATCATCAGAACCACCAGTACCAGTCGCTGTAAATATTTCACCAACTGTATTCGCGGCTGCACCGATAGCAGTAAAATCAGTAGAACCTACAGTGTCAATAATATAAGTTTCATTTGCAACAAAACTTCCATCTTGTATTTCTGTGCCATCAGTTAAATCGAAATCACTTGCAGTATTGGCAGAGGTAGGTTCTAAAACAAAGTTTTTTAAATCTGTAAAAACAGAGCCACCTTCAACTTTAATACCTACACCCGCATGATCTTTTATAAAAGTACTGTTTCTTCCATCAATTTTATTACCATTTAATGTAATTGTAGAAGTTATTCTATATTGTTTTCCTGAAGATCCTAAAGCAAAAGCACCATTAGCTTTAGCTTGTGCCAAACAATTAGTTATAGCAGTAGTATCATCTGTTCCAGAACTACCATCCCAATCACCTTTTGCACCAAAATCTTCAAAAACATAAACACGTTCTAAACTTTCTTGAAGCGTAGTTGCAACACCATTAGATTTACTTGTTGTAAAAGCTAATTTACTTGCATCTATAGCGGCACTACTATTTACTTCAGAATTAGTTATTGACAAAGCTAGTTTTGATTGCGCGATAGCCGCTGAAGCATTGACATCAGCATTTACAATACTTCCATCAACTATAGAATCCGATACCACGGAATTGCTTGCTAGTTTGGCGGCCGTTACTGCATCGTCAGCGATTGAAGCTGTGACAACTTTATCTGCAACTAAAGAACCATCTAAATTGAAAAGATTTACATATCCATTATTTGAAGTATTACGTAGCTTAAGAATACTTGCATTTGTATCAGCAAAAAATTGTGATGCATAGGTTGTACTTGGTTCAGACGATCCAGAATTATTAGTCGCTATTGCCTGTAAAACGCTATTTATGTCTGCACGCACATTCGCGCCTGTGGAGTTATCGACTACATAATCGTGTTGTGCCATTTCCTAATCCAAAATTTTATCTAAGTATATCCTAAACCAACACTAACTACCACGTCCGAAACCTGTTGCAGCATATTTAAAGTTTCTATTGACATTACTAGATCCATTTTTAATATCTATATCAAAACCTGTTCCAGTGATATTTGACAAGGTAAAGAAATCACCTGACGATGCGTTTTCTATAGTAATTCCTATTGAAGGCAATACAGAGTTAACACCCACACTTGTACCTCCTTGACCTGTAAAGAAACTATCTACAAAAGTCACAGATTTAGTAGATGTCCCAGAAGCAATAAATCCACCTGTTGAAGCGGCTGCATTACCAAGACTTGTTTCAGTTCTACTATCTAACTCTGCTGTAAATCCAAGCTGATCTATCTCAATAGATTGAGCGGGGTCTGATGATAATAAATCACATTTAAATTTAAATCCTCTTCCAATATATGTACCATTAACAAATTCTTGATAAGGTTCAAATTCTGCTGAATAATTACAATTTCCGCTTGTATTTAAAGATGTTGCAGAATTTAAAAGAAATGTATTTGTATCAGGAACAGAAACAATCAAATAATCTCCATCAACACCAGTTCCAGAAGTGAAATCTAAAGTTACAAGACTTCCGACACTATAACCATGCGATGTTTTTGTGATTGTGATTCTTGTGCCTGCACCACCTGAACCATCATTAATTGTATATGTGGCTGCTACTGACAAATCAGGATCAGAATCGCTTACAGCTACGGACAAAGTGGCATTGACATCGAATGCAATATCTCCATCAAAATCTATCCAACTATCAACATTTGCAGTTCTTGTGTCAATTAAATCATTAGGTAAAAAACCCTGTGTAACAAAATGTCTGCGAAGCTTCAAAGGTTGTTTTCCCCCAAGATCTAAAGTGTTTGCAAAAAAATATTGACCGCCTGTGCGAAAATCTACATCGCCAACAAAATCAAAATCTGCTATAGCATCAAAATCAGAAGCATCATCTAATGTATCAGTCGAGCCTAAAACTAAACCATTAACTTCATCAGAGAAAAAACAATCACTTTTAACACCTTGAAACGGTGGGCTGTCTAAATCTTCTCTATCTGTTATGACTGTCAACTTTGGAAAAATATCAGGCTTTGTATTAATATTTTTAATTGTTGCTGTTCCAGAACTTAAACGGCCTCCATCGTCCCTGAATTTTAACAAATATGTGCCATTTATAATATTTGGGACAATACTTTCACTAATATTACCTGATAACTCAGGCAAAACATCAACTGAGCTTGTAAAAGTTGCACCTGATGTGAGGTTTGAGCTTCTAATAACTACGTTACCACCGTGAATAACATCAACATCTGTTGATTTATCAAAACGTAGTCGAACAAACTGATCTGACAAAGGTTCAATCTGCACATTTTGAACATCTGATGGTAAAGCAGTTTTACCAACAGTAGTGAATGTTGTTGTTGCTGGGTTTGTGCTTGGTTTGCCAAGTGCGTTGTAACTAAACACTCTTACTTCGTAAGTGCCTTCTAAAGTTTCAAAAATTGTAAAATCTGATCTTGTTACACGTTGAGAAATAAAGTTTTCATTCTTAAATCTATATTGCACCATGTATTCAGTTACACCATTAATAGGTTGCCACTGAATAAATAATTTACTTACGGCTCTATTATTCAACACCACTATTTGTTCTTTACCCTGCAAACTGCTTGGTGCTGGTTTGAGTGTATTTAAAGTTGTTATTGTTCTTGCTGGTAATGCCGTTCCATCTTCTACAAATGCATATTTATTAGGATCATGTACGATAGCGACTATTTGATAATTAAGTAATTCTTGTTCTACTACAGATACAACTCTAAAAGTTTGCAGTTGTAAAGATGTATTTTCTATCACCCAAACAGAGTTTGCTTGAGGTACAGAGCTAAATGCTGAAGAAACTGTAATTGTTGCTCCAGATACAGAACTGATTGATTTTGTTTCGAGAGTCCCATCTGACAATATGACAGATAAAGTTGCTGATCTACGACTCGTCAATGCTGTATTTTCAGCATCATCTACTACTATTTGTGTTGTAGAAACTCCTGTCTTAATACGTCCTCCTCTTCTTACCCCTGCCCTCATAGGGTCTGCAATGTTTATAACAGTTCCAACTCTTACAATTGTTCCGCTTTCTAACGATGCTGTAAATGTAACTGTTTCTGCTTCATTGTTTTGTGTATATAAAAACCAGCGTCCAAGTCTTGCCGCTTGTCCTCTTGATGTACAGGCAAAGCCAGTTAAATTTTTAGTTACTATGCCATATTTTGTTTGTAAAGCTGTATCTTCAGTTGTTTCATAATCTATTTCGGCTGTTTCCATATCAAAATAAGAAACATTAACAACAGTGTATTTAGTATCTTTACTTGCACTTGAATAAGAAAAACCAGCTTCAGAAACATTGCTTAAATTGTAGATATAGCTTGCATCTGTAGGTTTATCGCAACTAATGTTTACTGCCCCTGCTGAATAAAAAGGCATTGCTCTCATTACAGAGGCAAGATTATTAATTGTATCGTATGCAGCACTTTCAGAATTTAGAACTACATTACAAGAAAATCTAGCTTCCGTACCACCAGCCCCATCATCTACTTGTTCACTTGCATATTGACTTGCAGAGAAAAAACTAAAAACATCTAGTGATGATTCTGCAATATGGTCTCCAAAACCTTTAGAAGTAGTTAATAGGTCATATAAAATCCAAGCTGGATCATTTGAGTATTCTTTATCTGTTTTAAAAGTTCCATTGAATGTACCGCTATAGCTTATAGATCCATCCGCTCTTACAGTTCCATTATGAGGAATTTTTATTTTTGTTCCCCTAATCCTGTACATACGTCTGGGCTGATTTGGAAAAGTTTCAGCATCAAAACGAAGACCTACATGGGCAAAATTTGCGTATGCTCTTGATTCATTAATTATTTCTGTAAAAGATGACCACTGAAAACTATCTTGCAGAGTTGTTTGTGTACTGTCTGCTGTGGTTCTATTGACTCTGATAGTGACAGGAAAACTAGTACCTGATGGCAAGTTAATTTTATAGTCCCTAAAATATGTGCTTGCAGTTCTTCCTTTTACAGTGTCAGTTATGACAGTCGTTGTTGTGCCATCATTTTCTATAGTTTGAATTGTAAGAGCAACTTCAGCACCATTTATGTCTCCATTATCTTCAAATTTTTGAAGTGCTGGAAAACCAATAGTTATTCTAACGGCGTCAATATTTGTGTTTGTTATCTGCCTTGATACTGGTGTTGACTGTGTTACTGTTACCCCTACGCTGGTTTCTGATTCTGTTTCTGATATACCAGCGATAGCTGTTTGATCTGAAGTACCAAATCTAGGTTCAAAGGTAATATTTGGAAAATTAAAATCTTCAGCATTTGGACTTGTTCCAGCTGATTGTTGTAGAACCTGAGTTCCATTTAGAAATACATCTTTTAATGCTGAAATATTATATTGTGTTGAACCTTTGCTACCCGTAGCACTTGGAAAGCCTTCTATCTCTCCTGATCCTATTAATTCAATCAGCGTTTGAAATTGTTTTGATTGAAGTGCATCATCTGGCAAATTAGGGTCATTTATCAAACCTAATTCTTCAAATACACCACTAGCAATAAAACCACTAAAAGTCATTATGTAGTGCCCTCTACTTGAACAGTATCAATACCAGAACTAATTACAACTGAACCCGTGAAAATTTCTCCATATATTATGGGAATTGGAACACCAGCTCTTGATACGTTTTGAATCGACCCAAAACCAAAAGATTGAAATGTAGGATCATTAACACTTCTTGGAGTTTCTTGTGTAGGCGTTAAAAAATTTACAGCCTCGTTTATTAACATATTTGTACCGATAGCAGTTAAACCACCTCCAATAATTGCGCCAAGTGATGTTCCAAATAAAGATGTTGCAAAAATACCACCAGCAGCTGTTACAGCAGAACCAGCTCCTATACCAAGCAAACCTATTGCAGCACCTTTAGCACCAATCGCAATAGGAATAATCTGTATATCTTCATCACTTTGTAAATTTAATAAATCCTCTGTAATTTCCATACCGCCCATTTTTATTTTATAAAACTGATTGATCATGTGATTTTCAACCTCTGGGAAATTCGCAATCAAAAAATGAAACGCCTGTTTTGGACTTGCAACAGCCGCTTCAAAATACGACTGCCCAAGAAACTTTCTTAATCTGCCATAAACTTTTATTTTTTTAAGCTTCATATCTATAAACTTTTTTTGTGGCTTCTATATATCTTAAATCATATAATTCTCTACAACTTAACTGCCTTATATTGTGATGCAATATTGTTTGATCGCCAATATATAAAGCGACATGATTTAATTTTTTATCTGAGCCTTGCATCAATAAAACATCATCATTAATAATATTATCTTTAGAAACTTCAACAAAACCAGAACCAGTTAAAACTTTTTCAAAATAAGGGTCTTCGCAAAAAGTTTTTATACTTTTAGGTCTTTGCCAAAATTTTAAATTAATTCTTTTTTTCTCTAAAAAATAATCTGTAATTAAACTCCAACAATCATGCTTGCCCCATATCCAAGTACGGCCATATAAACCAGAGGTATAACCAGATGGCTCAAAATCTATCCAATTTTTATTTTCAACACTATAAATATAAAAAGGTAAACCAAGATGCTCACAAGATGCTTTATCTGCTTCAGATGGTAAGGCAGAACCATAAGCATGAGAATGAATTATTCCAATTAGTTCTCCTTCATCTTCACAGTCTGCCCAATTATCTGGATCTATAACAAAAAATTCATCTGGTGACTCTGAAAGGTTTTCACAAGGCCAATAAGTCTGTTTGCCTTTGATAATAGCCAAGAGTCCGCACGACTCCTTTGGAGCTTGTTTATTAGCATGTATAGCAGCTTGTTCTTTCCAGTTCATACGTTAACAAAAGTACCAACAGACGGAAAATCTTTTCTAGTCACTTGTAATTTAGGGCAACGAATATTATTCAGATCAAGAACACTTGCCAACTCAAACTGCACAATTTCTCTATTTTCTACAACTTTTCTATCAATAAAATATATCTCCTGTGGTAATTCTGTTGTACTTGATGGAGTGCCGAATGGATTTTGATTTGATGGGAAATTACTGGCATCAAGGAACTGAGCCATTGTCCTGTGTCTTATAAATTTCGCTCCTTGTAAGTCATTTAATGGTGTTGTGGCATTTGCTGTTGCCATCAATGCAGTTATAGTTCCAAGAATATTTGAGACTGTCAGGGTTGGTCTTGGCAATGTTCCTTTGCCTGTATACTCAAACCCTTCAGCAATGACTGGAAACTTATCATAAGTGTTGCCCTGCCATATTATTGAAGTGTTACTGTTCATGCCAACACCAGAATGAAAGCGGCTAACATTTGTTGAACCATGCAATGCAGAAACAAGAGTTATTGAATACAACTCTATTATTGATTTATTAGATAAAGATTGAAGTTCTGCGGTAGGGATTGCCATTTATGGTTCAAATACCTCTTCAAATGTTGTT